TCTTTCCCTTGGATTAGCTTTTTAACTGTTAAACTAGCATATCCTAAACCTATCATTGGAGCCATACCATGCATAGCTAATTTTTTATAACCCATAGACCCACCTCTAGCATATAAATCCATAGCAGTCTTTACCGTCAAGGATCTAAAGGTATAAAGCATTTGTAATACTGACCCTGCAATAGTTCCTCTATTAGACTGTCTCATCATAAAAGCTCTATGAGAAGCTCCTGCCTCTGGAACTAAGTGCCTGGATTCTGCTACGAAAAACCTAGAAATCTTATCTGATAACTCTTTATTACCTGTTTTCTGTAATACATCATCTCCAGTAATATACTCATCAGAGGATAATTCTACATCTTTATAATCTGCATCATTACCAAATCGATCCTTCATATTGAAGGTCGCTTTTTTATTTTGGAGTTCTGCCCAATCTTCTGGTGTAAACCCATATTCTTCCATTCGTGTCTTAAAATCAGGATCTAAATCATTCCACCCTTTACGTAATTTCAATGCAAAATTATTAGAAGCTACCATAGAAAATGCTTCTCTCCAAAGATCCGTCCATGCATTCAAGCCATTTATCTTGAAGAAATTGTTTGCCATTGTTGATGCAACTCCAGGTACTGAACCTAAATCAACCCATCTATTTACTGCGGATGATATTAAAGAATCAAACCCAATCCCAAGCTGGTGAACAACATGCTTGAGTTCTGCTTTTCTTGTAGCATCTGATATATCCATACGATGCTTCAACATCTTAAATGTATTAGCATAAGAACCAACAAAACCCATACCATGAGAATCTAAAACTGCATTACCTATACCTATATCAGAAAATGCAGTTATTACTGCTTTAGGTAACTTTGTTACAATATGGAATGATGTTAATGCTGTAATTGCCTTTGCTAGACCTGGATTCCCAACAATAGATGCCTCTCCACTAATCTGTTGCCAACTTGCTAAAAGTCTATCTTTTTCAGTAAAACTTAAATCGTCTTTAATTTCGTCATAAAGTGACTTAAATAATCCTTCTGGATCTGGACCCCAATCTTCCATCAATGCAAGTCGTTCATCGAAAACATCCATACCTTTGAATATAGAACCAACAGGATCTGGATGCCCATATCGTTTATTATATAACATCCATGCATCTGCACTTTTAAAATGGAGTTCTCTGGAAATACCCATTCTTTCTGCAAGAGTTTTATCTGAAATAGTATGATGTAATTCAAACTCTGATTTACCTTTGGTAAATGCATCATAAACTTGTGACAAATATTTATGTGTCACTTTCCTTTTCATTCTTTTTTGATCAAGCAATGGTTTGATGGTATTCATCCAATCTGCTTTTGCTTGTAACCTTCCAGCTTCCGTAGGAATAGCACCTAACATTTCAACAGGATTATGCCATTGAGTTGTCAGATGATCTTCTAACCATCTCATACCAGCACCATAAGAGTTTGCCTCGTCTATTTGAAGTTTCTTAAAGTCTCTTATAATCCTAGCAAGTTTATTTGCAATAGTATTTCCTGATGATCCTAATTGAAATAGTTCTCGTATAAGTGCTTCGCCAAAGACAGGATCTTTTGTCATCTTATCAAAATCATGCGGTGTAAGACCTGTCTCATCACCCCATTTAACCATCATCCTGCCAAATCGTATTCCTTTACGAGCTAACATATTATTAGCAGTAGAGTCTGCATTCTTATGATGGTTAAACTTTCTATTCTTTCTTAGACTAAATCCTTTCCAAAGATGACCTACTGTTTTTGAAAGAAGATTTTCAAACTTCTCTAATGTCGTGACATTTACATCTCTGGAACCAACAGTAGATCTTATATTTCTATTTGTATTATTGAAGTGAGCTTTTTGTCTCGCACGATTCTCTGCATAGAATTTAAAGTCTTCTTTGGTCCATGTCGCAAATTGTCTAGATAAATTATCATCTTCTCCAAAAGCAAGAATAAGATCATCAATTTGATCCTCTGACAATTCAGGGAAATGCTGTCTTATATCTCTAGCACATGTAGTCATGTTCTTCTCCCTCCAACACCTCTACCATTTACACATGAAACCATCATATCTATAAATTCTGGTAAGCGTTCACGTAAATTATCTAATGTATTTACAAATGTATCCCATCCTAATCGTATAGAACGATCTTCAAGGATAGAATTAACAGCATTATCAATATTTATTTGGTTATCTGGTGCATTTGCTTCTGCATCCAATCTATTCCTTTGAGCTTCAATTCTGGCTACTTCTTCTGGATCTACTAAATTTAAATCATCCGAAGGTGTCAAATCTTCAGGTCCATCAGGTCGATTAGGATCTACTGGTCCACCAGTAGGATGTTGACCATTTTCTAATCTATTTGCCTGTTCAATGATTGTTCCTTGTTGTCTTCCTGCGGACCAATTCTTAAAAGTCCGTCCTGCTCTAGCAAAATTACCAATAGCAAACCCAGCACCAAATGCGAAAGCCATATCCATACCAACATCTGAAAAACCATATTCCTGTTCAAATACATTTTTTTTGTGATAAATAACACTTGTTGCTAAACCAGCATATATTGAAGCTTCTACACCTTCTTGAGAAACTCTACCTATCATTCTAGCCGGATCAGCAACTAAACCTCCAAATCTCATGCTCTTCATTGCTTTATAAGCAGTATTACCTGCCCGTACCAGATGTGTAATGCCTCCTCCTAATGGTATAAAGTTTATAGGGTCTGGCAATGAACCTACTAGATACCCACCAATACGGTAACCATCCCAAGCACCTACATTCTTAAACCAAAAGCCAAAGAAAGCATCACGATCATGAGCCTCTGCTAAACTTAAAGCTTGGCCTTCCGTCATGTCCTCTCTATGGGTAATCCCTTCCCTATAAGAAGAATGAGTATCATTCCAATTTTCTTCTTCAATAATTGGGTTCCATCTATTTTCTTGTTGAAAGAATTCAAAATCGAACCAATCCACACCTTGCTTTAACCACATATCTCCAAATCCTTGAGACATAGCTAAATTGAATTTAGTCCAAGAATCAGGTGTAGCTAGATTAATATAATCATGTGCTATACTTAATCCTGCAAATGGATGTTTTGGTTCAATCATTTTTCCGCATTCTCTCTAAAGTAGCTGAAGGAGCAAATATTATAGGTTCTAATTTCTTACCTGAAATACTTGGAACACTTTTCCTTACTGCTTTTTCTACTTTTACTTTATTATCTTTTATATAAATTTTATCTGTACTGAGGCTATCTATACTTCTCGTTACTCTATTAGACCATGAATTCCACTCTTTCTTTTTCAAGTCAATTGATTGTTCATATAGCATTTGCTTAATTACTTCTGGTGTGAATTTATGTTTTTTAATTGCTTTAACTTTTTCAGGATTATTCATTATATCTTTATAATCTTCTTCCACCATTTTTTCAATAGATTCCATAGTATATAGTTCTGCTCTTCCTGGCGAATACCATTCATTAGGCCAAAATGAGTCAGGATCTATACTCCCATTTGACATTAATGCTTTAGAACTTGTTTCCATTTCACTTTTTAATTTCAACATTCCTGAATAAGTTAATCCAGTGTTAAAAGGTAATTTAAGGTCTAATCTTTGTTCTTTATTATTATCATCATTCCAAGTAATAGACATAGGATTGACACCTTTACCAGCATCGTTAAATATACCTTCCATACGTTCTAACCATTGAACACCTGAATATGCAGGGAGCCATTCTTTTATAAAAACATCATTTGGTATTTTGTGATTATCCCAAACATATAGTGTCATACCTTTTGTGTTAGGAGATAATGGGTTCCTCTGGAATAATGCTGGTGCTACCCCACCATCAACATTAACTAATGTTAAAGATAATCCCTCAAATATGCCTTTTAATAATGCTTCTTTAATAATCCCTTTTTGATCAGTAGTATAACCCCATAATTCTTTACCTCCGAATTGTAAAGTATTTCTACCTTCTTTATTTTTAGGGAATAATTCCTCTAACATTTCATCTGTCATATGTGAGGCTATAACAGCTTGAGATCCAAATAGTAATGTTTCTTTAGAAAAATCTCTGCTTGGTGAATATTGCATAACACTTCCAGCAGGAAAAGCGAACACATTCCCAGCAGAAAGTCTTCCATATACTAAACCTTTACTTAAACCCTTATAACCTTCGTAAATTAAATCCTTTACTTTCGCTTTATCTTGTTCTTCTTTTGGCACATCATGAGATACATATGCTTCTAAAATCCTTAAATTAGCATCTCTTTGGTTTACATTTTCAAATACATCAAAAATAGAATCTATGTCATTTTCTATTTTATGCATTTCTTTTCTAACGATAGGATTTCTATCAGATGCAGACCTAGAAAGATCATTTATAATATTTACTTTAGATTTATCTGATATCCTATTAGGACCATGCCAATATTGGAATAATTCACTACCTACTGCTAATTCACCCCCTTGATCAAACCAATACTTTTTAGCTTTTTTCCAGTGTGCTTTAGCTGTTTCTGGATTTTCAAACATACCCATTATTGTTGCTTTTAATGAAGATAAAGTATCAACACCTCCTACTTCAAATGCTAATTTACCATTTTTGGTGCTTCTAGGTATTAATAATTCACCCCATGAATCCATTATTGTTGATGATGGAGACCAGACACTCCCATCCCAATGTGATTTAGCTGTATTTAATCTATTTATATCATCATCAGTCAAAGGTTTATCACCTTTTAATACATTAGGATAATTCAAACCTTGTTCAGCTAAAACAATATCATCTGGGTTTTCATTTTTTTTCTCTAAATATTGAGAAATCCTACTTCTATAAGTATTGTGATTATTTGATAAGTTAACATACGGTGGTAATTTTTGAGAGGCTGATACTATGGCTCCAGATATATCCTTTTGGGATAACTTTTTTAAATCTTCTGGATTAGCTGGTATATAATTAGAAAAGTGTTCAGTTATTTTACGTGCTTGTTCCTCTACTTCAGGACTAATATCAGTTAAATTGTATTTTAACGTAGGACTTGTGCTAAATGTCTCGCCTTGACTCTCTTCATAAAGGAAATTAGCTAATTCATTTAAATACGTTCTTGGATCTTTCGGGAAATCTTGAAGACCAGTTTTAGTACCACTATTTTTAACTTTAATTGCTGAATCAACTATAGTTTGTAATTTTGAAAATTCAACAGAACTTAAAGATTCGTATTTACCCATTATTAATGGGAGATGTGCTTCTATGATGCCAGTATCAGGATTTATTTTAGTAAATTTATGTAAAAAATCTACAGAAGATTCATACGATTGTGTTGCATGAGATTTAAGTAATGCAATTGCAGATTCTTGTTTTTGTTTTTTGGTTTTAATTTTACTTTTAGTTATTAAAGAACTTAACATCGTGTTGATATGTGTACTTTTTAAAACCAATTCTTTCTTTTCTGTGAATTTAATTTGCCCATCTTTATCTATGATTGCTTGATTACCAAACATATTATAGTATCCATTATGATATCTTTCTAATATAAGATCGGGCTTTAAACTAGACAAAGAAGCATATTCTTGTTTTATTTTATCTAACATATATAATTGTTTTTGTTTATTATAAGAATCAACATATTCTTTTTTAGGAACACCAGTTGAATTTGCAAAAGTAGCTATTATGTTACCAGCTTCTTGTAACTTAGACTCAACTGTTATGTCATTATTTATCCAGGCTTCTTTATTCTTTTTATTAAATTCTTCAGAACCAATTTCCTGTTCAGGAATATCCGTACCATCTTCTCGACTTAAATTAGTTCCATGTGTTAAAATAGTAATATTTTTAACATCATCAATTATTGTATTAAAAACTGATTGAACATTATCTTTACCACGATTTATTTGTATGCTATTAATTTGAGCTTGCATTGTTGTAAACAATGCTACTGATTTAGAATTTGTTAACGCATTAAAAGCTGAAGTTAATGCTGTGTCATTTTTGAGTTTTTCTTTAATTTTATTTAAATTTAAAACCCTACCATCTGGTAATGTTATTTCTTTATTTAAGTAATTATTTAATGTGGTTTGTCCTTTAGGTTCATCTCCTACAAAAGATAAATCTTCTGTTGGAAGACTTCTTAAATATTGATCTCTTTCACGATCTTTAATTAAAAAATAATTATTTATATCATTTTGATTTTCTAACCAAAGATTATTTCGTTCTAAATCTTTATGATCTTCCCAAACTTGGGCAGTAAGATCCAATGCTCGTTTTATCTGATTACCAGCATAGCTATAAGCCCCTACAAGACTTTCATAACCAACATTTCCTGATGGTGCAGAAGCCTGTGTGCTACGATATTGATTCTTACTCCCAGGAACCATCTGGGATATATCTAATCCTCTTATATCTCCATTTGACATATATTATTTCTCTTAATCACCCAATGACCAAAAATCTCTCCCAGTACCCTTGACAGACTTAGCTTGATATGTTGCAGCTGTAGTCAATCCTGAAGTAATATCACCAAAAGCACTAACATCAGCACCCTGTCTTTGTAAGTCCGCTTTTTTCTTACCTCTTCGTGCTATAATCTTCTGTTCCCAATCATGAACATTAGACCAATCATGAAAAGTATTATTCATATTATGTAAATTCATAAATGTTTCATGCTCACTCATATGCATCGAATATTGTTTTATCATTTCATCTTCCACTCTTAAATCTAATGGAGTCCATTTATTTAGTTTAGCACCACGAGTTGACATTTTAACAAGATTCTGAGATTTCTTTTTTTCACCTTTAAATAACATACTTGTTTTTTTATATGCTCCTTTCTTTCTTACATCTGCAATCCCCATTTTAAATTCTTTCGTTTTTAGTTTTTTTGTTATCTTACCAGCTATTATATTCTCGGAAGTTTGTTTATCTGTCTCATTTGCGGCCGCCATACTTAATTGATGTTTCTTAAAGGAATTCACAGCGGTTAGTGCAACAGTAGCCAAAGCAATCATTGTCATTGGTTCCATAATTACCCCAGATTTACTTCAAACTGTTGTGCTATATAGAGGATTGTAAATGGAAAGGGTTCTTCACATTTGAATGAAACACCTTCTGATTCAAATGATCGTGCAATTGGTGCCATTTCTTTATTACCAGAAAATAATGGAACCATATTTCCATACAAATCTTCTGAAGGATTACGGAATATGATTTCTTCATAATCCTGACCTTCCATAGCGAATTTCAAGCCCAATCCATTGAGCATTTTCATATTGATCTTAATCATCCGTTTATTCCCTATCACGAATGATCCACCACCATCACCCATAGTCATTGGAAGGGTAATCAACTCGGAGGTATAAGGTAACCCAGCAACTAGGGTATTTGTACTCACCCCTAGCGTAATTGAACCCGATGATATCGTCGAATTCGGTTGTATTGCACCATCTCCGAGTACAAGTAGAGATTGCCCTTCCAAATGATCATATCCACTTGCTGATGTAAAAGCAGTAACATTGTATGTTTTAAGACCACAATCCACGAAATGAGCGTCTTCTTGTTCTATTTCCTGTGCATCATGGAATCGTTCCATGTACTCAATATGTCGAACTGTAGAACCACCAATTGTTCTTTTAACAATCATCCATGTCTGTGTTCTATTATCTTGTGGGATTGACACGATTGACTCTACTTTAGCATGGTTTCCATGTGTTGCATCCGTATGTGTCCCTCCAATAGTATGAGTAGACCATGCATACATATTAAGAGAATTTTCATGCGTAAGTGCAATCAACTTCCCATTCCCAAGTCTTCCCCAAACCACTGAGAATGGTTGTTCTTGGTATGTTAACTCTTTAACTCCAGAATAGGTGATATCTTCAGAACGTAAGGTTAGGTTCATTGCACCATATTCTTGTTGTTCTTCTCCTTCTGTAGCCATCTCACGGATTTTACGTTCATTTTGTTGAACATAAAGCATCCGTTGACCTATTTGCATAGCATCTGCTGATCCTGCTGGATATGCAGATTCTTTACGGATTGTGAAATTAAATGGAGTCAGAGTGAGGTCATTCTCAGAACCATACATGGTAAATACACCACCAGTTGTACCAACTGCCAGTTTGGTTCCTTCAGACATCCATTGGATCTTATCTACAGTATCTGAATCAATAGTAAAGGTAAGGGCATTATCATCTAGGATTTGTTCTCCTAAGATTATTGCACCAGTAGGGTCTATATTACCTGTAGAAGATCCTAAAAGTTCAGAGGATGCAAAGTTGAAGAAATCACCTGTCTTAGAAAACCATACTGTTGCTGGATATTTCTTTATTCCTGCAAATACGAGTCTTTGCTGGTATATAGATACATCTCTTGGATATCCATTGGTTGTATTAAATACACCAGCATTCCATTCAATCGTATTAGCATCATCTAATACACAATCTTCCTGTAAAGTCCCTAGAGCTTCAATATTAGAAGAAACAGATGTTATTTTAATAGATGCCCAGCGTATTCCTTTAATTTTATCTTTATCAGTCCCAGCTAATACATTAATCCTGTATATAACACCTACATCTCTAGTATCTGAAGTTGTGAATGGGGTATGACCAGTTCCTGATGCAGTAAGTCTCACGGAAGTGCGATCCTTTTTAAGGATCATTTTCACTACATTTAATTTACCTGTCCATTTTGTATCAGTACCTTCTATCTTAAATGTGATAGGACTACCTAGAACTTCATTAGTTTTAGTTGTTGTTATTTGGAAAGTAGTAGCCGTAGGATTGACTACATAATACAAAGTGCTATTACCTTGAGATGTTGCAGTTGCAGTAGGTGTAGAACCACCACTAAAATCAAATGCAGTATCATCATCATCTGTTACAAGATTCCCTACTCCTGTAAGACTATCTTTGTGTATATATATTTTCATCCCTGCTTGTAAACCATGGGATGAATTCACAAATGCATTGAGTGCAGTATCTACTCCAACACCTCCGATTTCCACATAATCTAATCGTTCTAACCATGTTATAACACCAGACCCAGTACCTGTAATACCTAAAACACCTCCACCAGAAGTCGTAGAAACTTTAAACGTATTTGTTGCACTATTTATTACATAATAAGTTGTATTAATTGCCAAACCTGTTGGGAAACCACTCGGGGCTGTGAAATGTATAGCATCATTGTCACTTAACCCATGCCCATTAGATGTAAATTCATTATCTGTAGTATTAACACTACTTACGACACCACTAGGTACAGACAGTTCTAATCTTTTTGTATCATCAAGATTTATTTCATCATAAGGACCATCCAAGAAATCTATATTAGATAATGCCCAATATGATCCATCTTCTGCTCTTGTTGAATATCCAGTTTCACCAGATTCTGGAATTGTCCTTTCTAGTTTCTTCGGAGGATGGTCGGGATGTGCAATAAATAACACATCTGCACTTTGGATAAACTTTATATCTGCAATCTGTGTTGCAGTGTATCCTGTGCTTCCTATTGAGAATTGAGTTGGACTTGTATCATCTTTTGTTGCATAAGTTGCCAGAATACCGTTATTACTGAACAATTTAATGTTGTCGGCATAAAACTCTAAGACATAACTCTGTCCTTGTCCGTAATAGTATGGAATTAACTTGGACTGACTAGATGTATTGGTAGAAGCACCATTAACAAAATATGTTCCTGGCCTTCTAGTAGCTGATCCTTGAGGAAGGACTATGAAATTTTCTAGAGTTTTTACAGAGGTTTTATAGGAGGGAATATCTATCTGCCCGTGTAATCTGGGCGATATTCTACCTTCGGAAAAGGAACTTTGGATGTTTTGAACAGTTCCCATCTATGATCACGCTTTGCCCCATGAGTATGTAGTACCATAGGCTGTACCATCACTAGGCCAATCTACGGGTCGGTAATCTGTCCTGTAATCACCTAATCTTGAATCCAACCATGTACTTAATTCTATTCTTTCAACAGATCCACCTTCTTGTGCATCCAGACTTCTAGCTTCTTGTAATGATAATGCATACTTCTTATACATTTCATCTTTAAGTGCAGTCTTACCAGTTAAGGGTTCTGCTAATTCCCAAGCAATCCTAAGACCCAGTACATTCCGTAATACAGAATCCAAGGTTGTTAAATTAGTTACCCTTGCTTGCCACTTTACATTCAAAGTAGAGGCATCACTTAATATCTCATTTCCTTCAAGTCTATATGGAGTTGTATGATCCTGAAGACCTAAGACTCTTAGACAGGATTCACCTGTTACAGAATCTGTAGGCAACGTGAAAGCATACTTATAACCCCATGCAGGAGTAGAAGTATAAGCAGATAGGATAGAACGCCTAACAGTAACATTCCAAGGATGAGAACGAAGGACAGCATCCCTAATATCATCGAAACGATTATTAAGGAGTCTAGCCCTTTCGTTATTATCAGTTTGGATATCGGAGATGGTTGCTTCACCCAAATTAGTGAGGGCAATATTCGCCACCTCCGTCATTCCAGAACCAGTTGCCATCAGTCAGCAGTAAACTGAACATTTATTGTTAATGTGTAAGTGCCAGCACTTCCAGCATCTACACCTGTAAAACCAAGATAATATGCGTTTAATTTATTTGCAGTCGTATGACCAGCATCTAAATAAACTTCTTGGCCCATACTGGCAATACTCCTAGTATGATTAGCCAAATCAACAGGTAGTTTAGTAATTGCTGTAGCTAATGTTTGAGCATCAGCATAACAATTATCATCTACTGCTGTTCCAGCATTATCTGAGAATAGACCCACATTCCAATCTGTAGCTCCACTTGAAGTATCACATGCAGTCCAAATATGAAGCACTCTCCACTCAGGAAGAAGTTTGCACATCATATAGGTATTATCGTCAACACCTAAATGTTCAACAGTTGCAACAATGGAACGAAGTCTCGCACCATAGAGTCCAACTTTGTTGTATATAATTGGTACGGTAGCTTCATTAGAAACTAAGGTACTTTGTACATTTGCCATATATTAGCCTTCTGGGGGGGCATTTCCTTCCTCCCCCATTAGAGTGTTAATTATCCTGCTTGATTGCAGAGAACTTCAACCATTCGTTTCTCGTCAAGACGAGTAGAACCAATGGTCATTTTTGCATAAGCATAAAGAGAGAACCGTTTATCGGCCCTTTCTTCGATACGTGCATTAATATCATTCCAAATGCAAAGCCCAAGAGCATTACGTTGGAAGATAAGAACTCGGTCTGATGTAATATCAGAACCTCCTGTTACATCAGCGGCTTCTTGAACAACAGATGGGAGCAATTCCGTCTGGATGAAGTTAAAACCCATATAATGATGGACTTGACCTTCAACCAATGCTCTTACTGCATTATAGTCAATACTGTTTACTTCAGTAGAAGCTAACAGATTTTCTATTTGCCGATGAGTACAAATGCAAAATACATCTGATACCCCACCTTCATTGTAGTTAAGGACTTCGTTCTTCATAAGATAACCTCTGGCTTCTATCAACTTAGCCACAGACAATCCTGTGTTCGCCGCAGCAGCACCAGTATGCTTAATAGAATCTACTGCAACAATGCTCACATCTGATCCTACATTTGTATCACTTGTAGACCATGTTGCATTTGTTGATCCATCTTTACCAAGATATGAAGTCCCATAAGCGGCGGTAAGGATCTCTTCATCAATTGCTCTTCCAAGTGCCATTCCACCAGTAGTTACATAAGCACTTGCTGGATCTGCAATGATCACACGGAGCATATCAAAAGAATCCACCATATCCCCCCAATCATAATCGGTTGGAGTGACGCGCCTACGTTCATGTGGAGTCTCAATTAAGGGGGAGTCTGCATGTCTGCTAGTGACTTTCTGTGCAGTTGTCTTGCCGATTTTGTCCATGAAGTATTCTTCACCAACTTTACCAGCTTCCAACTGTACAGTCCCACGCAGACGAGAACCTTGTTGCTGTGCTACCAGCCCAAGATTATCACTAAACTGCTTGACCATACTGGTCGTTATCTGATTAGACATATTACGCCATACAATAGAGTTAGGTGAATCTACCCTATGGAGTTGTCCTATTCAGGATTCCAGCCTAGTCACTTGCAGGGGTCAGATGATTGTCCCTACGGATCTAGTGGGATACCGATTCTAATTATGCAGATTTATCGTATAATCTCTGCATGGTTTTAACTGCTTCTTTATGATTTGGATCTGAAGCAGTCAGATAAGCTCGTTTGAAGTCAGGATCAGATAGTTTTGCCTGTATCGTTTCCTTGGCTTCTTGTGGGGATAATCCAGATCCCCTTGGTTCGCCAGTTAGGATGGGACCTCCTTCTGAGAAAGCTTCTCCAATCCGTGCCAGCATCTTAATCATATTCGGATTATTACCTACTCCAGTTTCTTCTATATAATCCAGAGTTTCTTTATCCGCAAATCGATTGAATACTCTTTGAGCAAGATTCAGGTTTTTATTAAACTCTGGACCCCATTGTTTCTGTAGAGATTGAAGACCTTGTACTTCTTCTTGTTCTCTATGCTCTTCATATCCTTTTTCATTATTTAAATACTCATTCTTGAGTGTGTCAAGTATTATTTCTGACTGCCCTTGATTTAATCCTGCCTCAAATGCCATTTCTTTAAACTTAGAAAGGTCTTCACCTTCTCCTTCATAGTTAGAAAAATCATAACCATTTGGACCTTCAGGCCGACCAAGAGCAGAATAGGTTTCATTCCAAGTAGTATCATCACTTGGGATTTTAACCATTTGTTCGGGAGGAACACCCATTTTCTTGACAGCATGTACATAACTTTTTGCAAGTTTATCTACAGAGTCAAAGTTCCTTAATGAAGGTTCACGGTCTAAACCATCAGGTAAGGCAGTCGGGTCAAACGTGAGAGGATCTGAGGCTCCACCTAATGCAGTGGTAGGAGCTTGTTCAGTAGTCTCCGAACTCGTTGGATTCTCCGATACCGTCTCTTGAGTCTCTTCCATCTTCCTTTTGTTGGAGTTTGATTTTTTCTTGCAGTTCTAGTGGATTAGTTCCAGCAAGTTGAATTAATTCCGCAATCACAGCCCTTCTACCTTCGTTGAAAGCCGTAGAATGCGGATCGTTAGGGACATGAGTGGTTGTCAGCATAAAATGCCGTTCACACATATCCGCTAAGACCTCTTTTCCTAAATCAGTATTCAAGAGGTCAAAGTATTTAGTTGCTCTTTTAGCCTGTCTCTTCAGCAACATTTTGAGCTTCTGCCATATCTTTAGTTGCTCTTGCTCTCTGGGCACTTACTTCTGCACCAGCCATTTCTTCTGCCATCATCTGTTCTTTTTCCATCTGTTCTTGTTCTTGACGAGCAATTTCCATTGCCTCTTCTTCTGTATAAACAACAGATGGTGGGGCACGTAGAATTTCCACACCCATTGTACAGATCCTTTGAGGATTAAGTCTTTTGATTACATTCGGATCAATTTGTGCAAGTGGCATAATAAACTGTATCAACTGTGACACTGCATTCATTTCAACAGATCGTTGGGATACTGCAACAGGATTCACATATTCTATTTTGATAGGTTCTTCAGCAAATTCTTCAGGAACAGGAGGTAATAGACCATTACGTGCCATTACTTTCATTGTTCGATTCAGCATCGGAGATAAGAACTCAACTTCCTGTCTGGCAACAATAGGTCCAATAACGGTCATGCGATCTCTTTGTCTCATTGCAATCTCAGTTGCAGAAAACCTCATGACATCTCCATCAGGAGCCATAGGTCCAGGCAATTCCAAGAGATCCAAGAAGAAAGTCTTCTCAATGGATTGCCGTGTCATTCCCATTTTTGCTTCTGCATATTCGATACGACCAACAGTAGGCATCTGGAATACGAGTTCTCGACCTCCCATACCAGCACGATAGTAATTTACAGCATCTGGAGTAGTTCGGAGTGGTGCAAGGAATCCATCATCTGGAACCATAAGTGGAGGAGATACTGCTTTCTGTACACTCTTCAGGAAAGTTTTCTCCATTTCATTAAGCATACGAATGTCAGGAAGAGCTTCTATTCCTGGACCTCTTCCGTATGTCTCTAAAGGATTTCTATTCCATCTACTGCTAACGTATGGAAAGTCTTCAAACCCATTTATGTCTAAAAGCATCCTCTCCTTCTTACAAATGGTTAAGGAGACATAAGGAGCCTTTACTTGTAACAAAGGGCCAGGTTTAACGGAATGATAAGGTTTTACGACATGTACAATGTCATATTCCTCATAGATTTTACCATTCTCTATATTTGTGATTACAGATTCTGGTAATCGTTCAACAGGATAAGTTTCAAGTAAGTCTTTTGCAGTTTGTTTATAGTTACGGAAACAGGTATCCACGAATCCATTCTTGTTAACAGCAAGAAGGCAATCATGTAATCCGAAATGACGGAACAATGGACCTTCACCTGGAATATCTTCTATGTACATAACCGCAGTACCAAATGTACCAAGGTCCGTATAGTATTCGTATGCTGTCGGATGGAAGTTAACTTGTGGTCTAGATAGAGTTTCCATGACTTGTTGTTGAACTTCTTCAAGCCATAACTGGATTTGTCTATTTTGTTCAAGAGGTCGGAATCTAGGTTTAAGGACAAACCAAGGAACCGCAGATGGAGTCATCATGTTATGCAGTCCAGATGCGAATCTAGTTACTGCACGGCATGGTGTAGAGTCGAAGATTTTATTACGTCTTTCTGCTCCTCTTGCTTGAGTAGCCTGAAAGTCGTTTCTTCTAGGTAGCATCAGATCACCTAATTGTTGCCAATGAGCTTCCCAATTGGAACGATTGGCTTTTAGATGTTCCTCTTCCTTTAATAAATCATTAACAGGATTATTTTCGGATGCACCATCCATTGCTTGGGCCATTTTATGCCGTAAATGATGTTAATGCTGTACCCATTCTTCTATTTTTTCTTTCATCAATAGCTCGTCCTTTTGAAGTTCCAGTATCATATCCTAATGCACCTAAGTTCCTTCTAGCTTTTGATCGAGATGCTACCATGGAGACATCTGTAAACATAGGTGCATCTTCACTTCCTTCTCCTAAGCCAGTATCAAGATCCAGAGTTTCTTGAACTGTAGGAGTTGTTATTGTTTCTA